ATAACTTGCAAAACCTAGATTTTTGTAATTATTTCCTGTATATAAAATATAACATCTATTGAAAAGGTGCATTATGGAAGAAGATAATAAAGATATATTGATACCACAACCTATGTCAGACGCATTGTTTGATGAGAAAATAACTCCAAAACAAAGAAAGTTTATATTGTTGCTGGTTCATTCCGAAGGGCTGAAGACTGCAACACAATGTGCAGTTGAGGCTGGATATGCAAAACGAAGTGCTTTTATGGTTGCATCACGACTTCAGAACGTTGATAAATATCCTCATGTGGTGAAGGCTATTGACTCAGAAGTACGAGCTAATGTTGACAGGTATAGGTGTACTCAGGAAAGATCATTATCTACACTAGCCCGCATCAGAGACCAGGCGTCATCTTCAGGTAATTGGAACGCTGCCGTAGCTGCCGAGACCAGGAGAGGACAGATAGCTGGGTTGTATGTTGATAAGAAAGAGATTCTTACAGGCACGATTGATTCCATGTCAAGAGAAGAGGTAGAGAAGAAGCTACAGGATTTGAAGGAACAGTACAGTATTGAAACTACGTTTGAGGAAGTTAAAGAATTAGAAAATAAAGCTTGACTATAAAATAGAATGGGACTATATATCCCTTAGAAAGAGAGGAAGTATGACAGTATTAGTAAATGAGATTACCTTTTACAAAGTTGATGATGATGGTAATGAAATTTTAAATTCTATTACAGGAGAGGTTCAGATATTTAAATTAAAACAGGGTGTAAGATTTAAACCTTTAGAGTATTTAGTTGATGATGTTGATGAAGATATATTGGAGGAAGAGTAATGTTAGCAATAATTAGACCAGACTTGTATGAGTACCACGCATTGCCTATGACAGACGAGTTGTTCTGGCGTAGGATAGAGAACTTGAGGCGTGCAGCACTGACTGCTGAGAGCTTTGAGTTTAGGTTGTTGTATTATAATCAAATGATGGAACTGATGAAGAGGTGTCCATGAAACATAAGTTTACTCGTAGAGATACTTTTCAAGTACCTAAAGCTAATCTTTGTTGGAACTTTTCTCCCTCTTGGTGGGAAGGATTAGGTGTAATAGTTTTCTACTTTGGTCAGAAGATTGTATTCTGGGGTTTGGTTATTTATCTATTTATTATTATCTTCAAGTGAAACCAGAGAGTAAGTTTTGGAACTCCATTAAACAGAACATGTCTGACATTCATTGGACTCGTATTGAAAGTTGGGCACTGCCTGGCGTGCCAGACTGCTATGGTTGTAAAGATGGTGTAATGTTCTGGTTGGAACTTAAAACGTCAACAAAAGTCAACAAAGCAAAGTTGAGTCCCTTTCAAAAATCGTGGCATTTTAGCCATGCAAGACAAGGTGGGAGAAGTTTTATTATGCATCAGATCCTCGGAGAGAGGCTGATCTGTATCTTTTCGTCCTCCATTGTCGCCTCCATTGGTGCATTGTCCCCCAAACACGCTAGTAAACACTGGGCCATCCCAGCGTCCCCCGCAGCGTGGCAGGAGATCCAGGACTACATTCTCCATTCCCCATTGCAGAAACCCGCCCTTCCCGAAGCATAGTACCAGGAGCTGGTCCCGCAGCAGGAACCAGGAGCTGAGATGGTAGCTGGTCGTACGCATTTCCACATTGGTTACAACCCTAGCATATTTACCATAGTTCCAGAGCTGCACCTGCAGCCAGGGAACTCAGGTCTGCATTTCCATTCTGCATCGGCGACCAACGTAGCGTTGGTACTATAGTAGTAACAGGACTGGCAGCACAACCTGCGTGCTGAAGTTCTAGTGGATAAATAAAATAGAATTAGCTCTTGACTATCGAATAAGATGGGACTATATAGATACCTGTGGCTACTGAATCCGTTTGGAAGTTTCATGAACGGCCACACATTAGGGAGGGTAATGCGCATTAATTTGTTGCGGACTCCTGTGACGGGTGCTCATAAAGACCTGTCATGAGTCAGGAGCTGAGGAGAACCCACGGGCTTCCATAAGCAGATCCGTCTGCCAGAAGCCCTGACTCATATACATTAGAAAGGAACAACATGGAGACTGTAACAGTATTAAGAAGAGAGCCCACCTGCGCCGATAGGGTCGCACAAGAATGGAAAGAAAGGCAGGAGGACCTGAAGGATCCTGAGTATCAAGCGCTTAGCTTTGATTATGTAGAGCCTAATACATTCAACGACCAAGTAGAAGGCTACTGGCGCTGGCAGTTCAGCTGGGGTGGTCCATCGGATGAGCTCAGGGCATACGTTAACGAACATAAAGAAATTCACCGCTTGGAATACTGGTTCCTGGATTGGGGAGACGGTGCGCATGTCCTGGTTGACTCTGAAGCTGCGGCCTGGTCGCAGATGCAGCAGATGTTGGAGGCTGCAGCGTGATGCAGTTTCAATTGGTCTTTTGGTTTTCATTGGGGTTCTTGATCTTTACAGGCAGGAACCCATTGTTGTCGCTCGTGTTTTCATTTATCCTGGCCACTGGTGTGGCTGCGTTCACCGCAGCTCCTGATATCGTGCAATGGATTGACGAAATACCTTGATTTCCACGCCCTTTTTTTAAATAGATCTTTATACTTTGGCTGGCCGGCCGGCCGGTCCGTGGAATTTGTCAACAATTTTTCGCAGAACTGTGCCATTTCGTATGATTCGAAGCCTGATGGCTGAAGGGGGTGTTTGAAATCCACGAGGTTTCACGCCTTTTGTTGTAAGTTGTTCTTATACTTCACAGAAGTACGGTCCGTGCTGAAAAAAGTTATGCACAACTATTTAATTATTATGTTGTAATTTGTTATAAGATGTTGTTTAGTTAGTTATCAATTAATTAGTAATTGATTAAACCATTTAGAAAGAGGTTATAATGACTAAGAAATCTAAATTAAATGAAAAGGCTATTGCTACTCTTGTTGAGTATCGTGTTGCCTTAGACATTAAGAATAGTATTGATAAGTTAGTTAACCAACTTAGAAACGAATTTACTGAAATCGTAGCTAATCACAAATTAGTTAGTGATAAAAAGAATTTTGTTTTTGAGCATGGCACAGATACTTATGCGATATCACAATCAAGTCGTGATATACTTAACCAATCGGAAGTTAAAAAACTATTAACTTCTAAGAAGTTATCTATCCCTTATAAAACTTCAACTAGCATGACTATTAAGAATGTTAGTGGTAGTTCTAATAATGTTGATAGTGAACTTGTTAAACTGTTGAGGGTATCTAATGCCAGATAATTACTTAGACATATTACGTCAAGCTAATGCAGTTAGCACAGTTAGACCTAACTCACTAATTGAAACAGTAGAGAATGGTCAAGAGCAAGTTAATTGGCAAATGTTAGCAAGTTATTTAGATAGTAGTATATTTGAATTCATACTACAAAACAAAGACATACCTCAAGTTAGTGCGTATGGTCTTAAGTTAGCTCAAGAGTTAGCTAACAACTTCAATATAAATAGATAATCATTTCAGTACAGGGGTTTGAAATCCCTGTACTTCCTCGCCTTTATCTAATTTCTTTTCTTATATTTAAGACTGGCTCGCTTCCGATCCAGGCAAATTTACCCGCAGCCCAGGGAGATGCAGCAGCGTGTGCAGCGTGGCAGGTTGCAGGTGTTGGTCATCATGTACAATACAATACTATATCTAGTAGCCAAAGCCCTTGGAGTCCCTACATATATTTAGTCTAATAATCCTTACACTTCCACGCCCTTTTCCCCTACCTACCTGTTACATTAGGTCGTGCACCTTTAGTGCTTGTTTTGCACAGTCAGCCCCACCCCACTCACTACCAGAAACAAGTCGGTTGAAAAATTTTAAAAAAAATTGTACATACTAGAAATGTCTTTGGATTTTGACACCACAAATCCTGAAGAAGCTAAAGATCTAATGTTGAAGTTAGAACTTCGACAAAAAGAATTAGATACTGCTAATAAAGCAAAAGATAATTTTTTAGATTTTGTTAGGGCAGTATGGCCGGAGTTTATTTCAGGATATCACCATAAAAAAATTGCAGAAAAATTTCAGCAACTAAAAGATAAAAAATTAAAACGATTGATCGTGAACATGCCACCAAGACACACGAAGTCTGAGTTTGCATCCTATTTACTTCCAGCATGGATCATGGGCCATGCACCAAAAACCAAGATCATACAAGCAACGCACACCGGCGAACTGGCCTTCCGCTTTGGAAGGAAAGTAAGAAACCTGATGGATCACGAAGATTACAAACGAGTATTCAAAGATGTTGAACTATCCGCCGATAGTAAAGCAGCAGGAAGATGGGAAACAAATAAAGGTGGAGAGTATTTCGCAACAGGTGTAGGTGGAGCTATCACCGGTCGTGGTGCAGATCTATTAATAATTGATGATCCTCATTCCGAGCAAGATGCTTTATCTGAGACGGCGTTCGATAATGCATACGAGTGGTACACATCAGGACCACGACAAAGACTTCAGCCCGGTGGTATCATTGTTATTGTCATGACAAGATGGTCTACCAAAGATTTGACAGGTAGATTAATGGGAGCACAAAAAGAAGTTAAAGCAGATCAATGGGATATCATAGAATTCCCTGCAATCTTTCCTAAGACAGGTAATCCTATATGGCCTGAGTATTGGAAGAAGGACGAACTGTTATCGGTCAAAGCATCACTTAATGAACAGAAGTGGCAAGCACAGTGGCAGCAACAACCAACCTCCGAAGAAGGATCTATTATTAAAAGAGAATGGTGGATGAAGTGGGAATCAGATTCCCCGCCTAATAATATTCAACATGTTATACAAAGTTATGATACGGCGTACTCAAAAAAAGAAACTGCAGACTACTCGGCGATTACAACGTGGGGTGTGTTTACATCAGAAGCAGACGGTAAAGTGTATTTGATTTTACTTGATGCTGTCAAAGGTAGATGGGAGTTTCCTGAACTGAAAAGAAAAGCATTAGATAAGTACAGAGAGTTTGAACCGGAGACAGTAATCGTGGAAGCTAAAGCATCTGGATTACCCCTGACCCATGAACTAAGACAGATAGGAATTCCAGTTACGAACTTTACACCGAGCAAAGGAAATGATAAACATGTACGAGTAAACGCTGTAGCACCAGTTTTTGAAGCAGGCCAAATTTGGGTTCCAGATAAACGGTGGGCGCAAGATGTCATAGAGGAATGTGCTGCCTTTCCCTTTGGTGACAACGATGATTATGTTGACTCAACAACACAAGCTGTGCTACGTTTTCGCCAAGGAAATTTTGTTACATTACCTGATGATTATTACGAAGAACCAACTGTTCCTGATTACGGGAGCGAGGAGAGATATTACTAATGGATGATGAAAGAATCGGACAACCTGTAGGACTTAGCAGTTTACTTTTACACATGGGTAGAAAAGCTGCAGACACACAGTTGTCTCGTGGTGATATTACACAAGATGAATATGATGAGATTATCAAAATATTATATCCCCCTCTAAGTTTGGTTGATGATAAAAAGAATGGTGGCATTCCTTCTTTTAGATCAGGCGCCGCAACTATCCCTTATTTTAGACCAGGGTCTACAATGTATAAACCTGCACCGGTTCCTTATTTTAAAGAACTGATGGCCGCACAAGCATTATTAGCCGGCACTCAGCTTATAAACAATGCAGCAAGTGTAGGAAATATTCCCGGCGTAACAACGGGAGACACATTAGATCCTGATGAAGTAGAGAGAAAAAGAAAAGAGAGACAAGCAGCATTAGATGAAGCAAGAAGAAATAAAACATCAGCAGCTGTAGCAGATGGAGTTAGAGATGCAGCGGACCGAGGTGAGTATGGTGATATAAATTATTTTGGTCAAGATGTAAGACCTGATGGATCTATTGTTCCTGATGCTGACGCTATGGAAAAAGAAAGACAAGAGAGAGAAGCAGAAGCAAGAGGTAAATTAAATAACCCTCCACCAAAAATTGATATACCTAATACTACAGGAGGACCACCTCCTGAACCTATAGAAACAGGCTTACCTCCAACATCCGTACCTCCAATTGAAATACCAACA